TTAATTCGGAAGAACAGCTGCTACAGACATTCGGTAAGCCAAATAGTTCAAATTTTGAGTTTTGGTTCACCGCTGCAAACTTCTTGCAGTATGGTGACGCTCTCCGCGTGGTTCGTGCAGAATCAGCCATATTAAACGCTGGTGCAAACAGTGGTATCCTCATTCGTGACGATGACCATTATGAAGCATCTTTTGCCGATGGGTCAGGTTCTCACGGTGAGTGGGCTGCTCGTACCGCTGGTACTTGGGGTAACTCAATCGGTGTGGATATCTGTCCTAGTGCGCGAGCATTTTCACAGCAACTTGGTTCTCTGAACCTAGTTAATGGTGCTGGTGCAATTGGTGATTTGCAAATCACAGTTGATGACCAAAATGCAACTGATGCGACAATCGCAATCGGTGATATCATCCAGTTCTATACACCAAGTGCTATTGTTGCAACCGTTAACGGTGCAATCACAGTACCATCTAAAAACCTTACGGTTGATGGTGTTTCTGGGACACTTGCAGTTGGTCAACGTGTTCTTGGTGCAGGCATCTCTGATGGTGACGAGGTGGTTAAAATTGCCACAGTTACTTCACAGACTGCTGTTATCCTTGATAAAGCAATTACGGTTGCAAACGATATTCCTTTGGTATTCTCTGCAGCTGCGGGTCACACTAAAGTAGAATCGGGTAACGTAGAGTACGAAGTTACTGCTGTTTCGGGTGAAGTTCTGACAATTCGGGTTCTTGATGACCCTGCTGGTGGTGGTCTTCAGACGATTATTCCTGATAACTCTCTCATTCGTCGTCGGTGGCGTTTCAGTGACCTCTTTGATGCGCCTCCCGGCACATCCGATTGGGCAACTGCAAATGCTCGCGGCGAAAAAGATGAATTGCACGTTGCAGTTTACGATATAACAGGTGACATCACTGGGTTTGATGTTGATGTTAAAGGACAACGTACCGCTTCAGCTATCGAAGTGTTCCCTGCTTTGTCTAAAAACCCAAGTGCAAAAACTACACAGGGTGGTAATAACTACTATCCAGATGTTATTTTCCGCGAATCACAGTTCATCTACTGGACAGATCATCTGTCCGCTGGTTCTAACTGGGGTACAGATATTGCAACAGGTACGGACTATACACTAGTAAGTGGTGTTGATGTTTCTGCACTGACAGGTGGAACGGACGATTACTCTGTAACTGCTGGTGAGGTGGAACTTGCTTATGACAAGTTTGCTGACACAGAAAATGTTGATGTAAATCTGATCTTGGGTGGACCAAGTTCTGCTGTGGCTGACACAGTTGCTGGACATGACACTCATGTAACAATGATTACTGACCTTGTTGAACTACGAAGGGATTGCGTTGGTTTCGTATCTCCTTATCGTGCGGCAACAGTTGGTGTTACCTCTTCGATTACGGCAACAGAAAACGTCAAAGACGCATTTGATGCTTGCCCATCGTCTTCGTACATGGTATTCGATAGTGGATACAAGTACATGTATGACAAGTATAACGATGTGTATCGATTTGTACCACTAAACGGTGATACTGCTGGTCTTTGTGCATTTACAGATAATGTTGCTGATCCTTGGTTCTCACCCGCTGGTTACAATCGTGGTGGTCTTCGCAGTGCGATTAAACTTTCTTACAATCCACAGAAAGCAGATCGTGACATTCTTTACAAGGCCCGGATCAACCCAGTTGTTGATTTCCCCGGCCAAGGTGTTACACTCTTTGGTGACAAGACTGCTCTTTCTCGCCCAAGTGCATTTGACCGCATTAACGTGCGCCGACTGTTCCTTGTTCTTGAAAAGGCAATTGCCACTGCTGCTAAGTTCCAACTCTTTGAGTTCAACGATGAATTCACAAGAGCGCAGTTCCGTAATCTGGTAGAACCCTTCTTGCGAGATGTGCAGGGTCGTAGAGGTATTTCAGACTTTAGTGTAGTGTGTGATTCAACTAATAATACTGGTGAGGTCATTGACCGTAACGAGTTTATTGGAGACATCTACATCAAACCTGCTAGAGCAATCAACTTTATAACACTAAACTTCATCGCTGTTCGTACAGGGGTAAGCTTTAGTGAGGTAGGAGGTTAATCATGGCGATGATCGATGATTTCCGGGCTAACATTATCGGTGGGGGCGCCCGGCCCAACCAATTTAGAGTTACAATCAATGTTCCTTCATTTGTAGGGGCACCATTTGATGGTCGTAGAACATCCTTTCTTTGTAAGGCAACAACTTTGCCTTCAAGTACAATGGGTGAAATTACGATGGATTTCCGTGGTCGTCAGATTTTTGTTGCTGGTGATCGTGCATCTCCTGATCCTTGGACAACCACGTTCCTTAATGATACTGATTTTATGATTAAAAACATGATTGAAAAGTGGTCAAATGGTATCAATGATTTTGCTGAAAATACTGGTGTAAATACTTCTGCTTTGTATATGGCCGACTTACAGGTTGAACAGTTGGATCGTGATGATTCAGTTCTGAAACAGTATAACTTCGTTAATGCTTGGCCAACGACAACTGGTTCTGCTATTACTCTTGATATGGCAACTAGGGACTCTATTGAAGAATTTGAATGCACATGGCGGTATCAACACTTTACCACCGGATTTGATTCTTTCCCTGGCGGGGGCCTCTAAAATTAATCCTACTAAATAGAACGTAGGAGACATTATGGCAGAACTATTTGGTTTTTCAATACAAAGAGCATCTAAGGATGTAGGGCCCCGTGAGAAAACTTTCACGGACCCTACTCCTGATGATGGCGCAATTGAGGTTGCGGGCGGTGGATTCTTTTCATCTGTACTAGATACGGATGGACGGGAACGATCTGACCTTGACCTCATTCGTCGTTACAGAGACATTTCTATGCAATCGGAGTGTGATGCTGCAATTGAAGATATCGTGAATGAAGGTATCATTTCTAATCTAAATGATATTCCAGTAAATATTGATTTAACAAACTTACCGTATCCTGATAAAATTAAAAGACGTATAAGAGCAGAATTTAGTGAAGTTCTGCGACTTCTCAACTTTAATGAGAAGGGTCATGATATTTTTCGTCGTTGGTATATCGATGGTCGTTTGTACTATCACAAAGTTATTGATTCAAAAGACCCGCAAAGGGGTGTAACTCAGCTTCGACACATCGACCCAACTAAAATTCGTAAGGTACGAGAAACAAAGAAAGACCCTGATCCAAACCATAATGGTATTGAGATGGTCAAAAAAGTAGAAGAGTATTTTATCTACAACGACAAAGGGTTTGCATCAGCGGGTGTGCAAGGTAACGATCAGGGTATTAAGATTGCACCCGATTCTATTGTGTATGTTCCGTCAGGACTTCTCGACAATAACTCAGGTCGAGTTATCTCGTATCTACACAAAGCAATTAAACCAGTTAATCAGTTGCGTATGATTGAGGATGCGATTGTTATCTATCGTATCTCTCGCGCACCTGAGCGTAGAATTTTCTACATTGATGTTGGTAATCTACCTAAGATCAAAGCAGAACAGTATCTAAAAGATGTGATGAACCGTTATCGTAACAAGTTGGTATACGATGCAAGCACAGGTGAGATTCGGGATGACCGTAATCACATGTCTATGTTGGAAGATTTCTGGCTTCCTCGCCGTGAAGGTGGTAGGGGTACAGAGATTACAACACTTCCCGGCGGTTCTAATTTGGGAGAGATTGATGACATCGTATATTTCCAACGGAAACTATACCGTTCACTTAACGTGCCGATTTCAAGACTTGAAGCCGAAAACGGATTTAGTCTTGGACGAGCCTCTGAGATTACTAGAGACGAACTCAAGTTTACCAAGTTCGTACAACGTATTCGTAAGAAATTCGTCCCCCTATTCACTGACTTGCTCAAGACTAACCTACTCCTTAAAGGTGTAATCTCACCAGAAGATTGGCCGCGTATGCAAGAGCATATTCAGTATGACTTTATGGAAGATGGTCACTTTGCAGAGTTGAAAGAAGCTGAACTTCTTAATGACCGCATTCAAACACTTGACGGTATTCAGTCTTACATTGGTACATTCTTCAGTAAAGAGTATGTGTTGAAGAAGGTTCTCAATATGACCGATGCAGAAGTTCAAGAGATGCGCGATCAGATTGCGAAAGAACTTGAAACCGATCCGATGGACGGTGGTGTTACAATGCCTGACGGCGGTGATGGTATCACAAGGTATCCACAGGATGGTGATGGTGGTGTGATTGCACCAGACCAAATGCCAGACTATGTGGACCCAAAACAAGATGGACAACCAGATGATGATCAAAGATTTGGAAAAGGAGCTAAGAAATGAGTAAGGAATTTGTAGACGCAATTGTTGATGGTAATAATCTTGAAGCAGAGAAAGCTTTCAGTATCACAATGTCAAGTAGGGTTGGTAGTGCCTTGGAAGTTAAACGCAAAGAACTTGCAAATACTTTTGTAAATTCGAGTTATGTAGATCAGGAAGCGGATGTAAATGACCAAGAGGATTGAGGAAATCTATGAATCTACAGTTGTAGAGAGGGATGAACACAGGAAATCTAAGCAATATAAGCGTCTTTCACCCAAAATGAAGGATGCTGTAGACGATTTGTTCAAAAAAATGGACGCGAAACCTTCAGATTTCCTAAATAGTTTCGAAAGAACTATAACCGATGTATCAAAGAAATATAAAGTTCCTGAGAGGGAACTTCTTGGATATTTCGAAAAAGAAATGCTGACGATCTAGGGGATAATAATGGCTTTTGCAACAAGAACACTAAGAGATACAGTAGTAACTGCTGCTGGCCAGGGCGGCACGGTCACAATCTTGGTTAATATCGAAGATGACACAGGTGCAAATAACGCTATCCTAGATGCGAGTGCTTTGGATGGACATGCAAATGGTGCGAAACTACACATCAATCGTATTTGGTGGGCATTGACACAGGGTTCAGCTGATGATGATACAGGTCACATTGACATTCAAGAAAAGGGTGCATCCTCTGATGTTGTACAGATTCGTTTAGCTGGTACAGGTCACTATGACGGTTCTGCTGGTAAGATTGCATCTGCTGCAACGAACACAACCGCAACTTCTGGTGACCATGAGATGACCTGTTATGGTACATCTGGTATGGTTATGATTGAATTCAAAAAAGATGAAAACTACGCATAAAGGATAGAACAATGAAACTATTTTCAGAGGCAGTCGAAGACGTAGAGTATATCTGCGAAGCAAAGGAAGACGGTAGTAAGAACTACAAGATTCGTGGTATCTTTATGCAGGCTGACAT